AATAAATTCGAACCTGAAAAAGAACTTTGTCCGCCTGTATTTCCTATTCTACTTGTTGCACCAACGAATCCAATACCCCCTCCACCTATTGAAATAGAGTATGTTCCTGTATATAATCTTTGATTTGTAAGAAATTTTACTTCTCCTCCACCACCACCTTGTGCTCCAACAGTATGTGTGCCGCCACCTCCACCACCACCTACAATTAATATTGTTACGTTATCAATAGTACCAGCATTTACGTTTAAAGTACCAACTGAGCCGGTATATAAATGATAATTATATTGGTCACTTCCGGAAATAAAACTTCCATTATATCCACCAGGACCTGCTTCGGCATATAAACATTTTGCTTGCGAACCTTCAAATGTTAATGGTATATACATAAATTATTAAATAAAATAGTTTGCACCTACTGCGTAAATAGATGATGAATCAAATGATAAAAAAGTTATTATATCAGTTGATGCTGATATATTTGTTGGTATATATGCAAATCCATTTGGAAATTTAACCGAAGAACCTGATGTAATAACAGATGCTGAAGTTAAATTAAGTATTCTTAATGATAAAGTTTCACCTGGATTTATATTTGTTGCCACAATTTGTGTTGAAGTTGCTGGTAAACTTAAAGTAAAGAAATTACCTAAACTACAATCCATACTTGCTGTGTTTGATGTAATAGTAATTGGAAATACTTGTCCTCTTACACTGCCACTAAATGTTGAATTTCCAATTACAGTCAATTCAACTGCTGCCGATGAACTTATAATTAAACTACCTGTTATAGTTTGATTACCTACAAAACTATTAGAACCAGTTGTTGCGTAGGTTGTTGCTATTGTGTTTATTCTAGTATTAAACGATGCTGATGTTAATGAAGTTGATGAACTTAAAGATGAAGTATATGAATTAAAAGATGCAGAATCTAATTTAGTATTAATATTAGATTGTAAAGTAGATGAACTTGCGTTTAATTGCGCAACTGTTGCGAAGTTTGTTACTAATGAAGAACTAAAATTTTCTAAATTATCTAATCTTAAATCTACTGATGTACTAAATGTTGTATTTAAATATGATGCAGTAGCTTCAACTAAATCTAATCTACTATCTACCGATGTACTAAAAGGTACATATAAACTAGCGGTTGCTTCTACTACATCTAATCTACTATCTACTGATGTGGAATATAAAGTTACATTGCCTACACCACTTAAAGTTGAAGAACTAATATTACCACTTGCAGTTATTGAGCCGCTTATTGTAGTAGAACCTGTGATAGTTGTATTACCATTGATTCTTGTACTTCCAGTTACTTCTAAACTTCCACTTACAATTACTCTACCAATTAGGGTTTGAGTATCTACGTTTGCTTCATCACCAATTATGTTTGAACCCGATGTAAAAATAATAGATGAACTTTCAATTGTTACATCTAATTTATAAGCGTGTATTGTATCTTTTACCCATAAGTTACTTGCACTTATATTTCCACTTGCACTTATGTTTGTTACACTAAAATTATCTCTAACCCAAAGTGAACCTGTGATATCTTCTGAACCACTTACTGCAAAATTTATATATTGAGGAGTTGGATTAGTAAAATAATAATTACCAAACCATACTGCTGTATTTTGATTTATTGTAAATTGCCAACCTGTTGCTGGAATAAAAGTTGCATTTGTTACAACTGCTCCACTTACTAAACCTGGTCCATAAACCGGCCAACCAGCTTGCACTTCATATAATGTAGGATTTTCTTGTGAACCACTTGCATAAGAGCCTGTAATTCTAATAATGTTATCTGTAAATTGATTACCACTATTAACATATGTTGGCGTTGATGATGTATATTGTGTATTTATTTTTACGGAGCCACTAAAGGTTACTGCTCTACCAACTGTAAGTTGATTACCAACAAATAAATCACCGCTTGTATTTACAGTTATACCAATTCCATTTCCTAAGCCATCCTGAATTTCAGTTGGTGTAGAACTTGCCGTATTATCACTCCCTAAATGTAATAGAGAGATATAACTTTGTGATATGTATAAATTACTTAAGTTACCCATTATATTCTATTTTTTTATTTTTAATTTTGTATCCACGTTCTCGTTGCTACATCTGTTCCATAATTCCAAGTTTGTGGTGTTGTTGACCATATCTTTGGAGTTATCCATAATTCACATACTGAACAACTTCCATAATTTTCATAAGGTAATGCTAACACTTTCATATTAACATAATCCCAATCATCAACATCATTTATCTGTTCTATAATCGTATAACATTTTAAGTTATCATACGATGTTGTTCCATCATTTGAGTTTAGAGTATACTTACTACTAAACACCTGTCCTATACTCCCACTCTCATTCAATACCGCCTTATACCTATCACCACTTATACATTCTTCAATTACATATCCACTTCCGGAAGGGTTAACTAAAAAAAAAAGACAACGATTTTTATCATTGTGAGTTGTAAGGCTAAAGGTAGCCACCCATCCCGCCAGTCCGTTGTTGAACTGGTCTGCAAATGGTTTACAATCTATATCCCCATCTATATCAAACCCCACTACTCCTCTTTGTGTAAAAGAAGTTAAATCATTTAGTATTCCCAATGTGTTAGCGTGAATATCAACCATATCATCAACACCATAAAAAGGAATTGTTTGAAAGTTAGTTCTTGCATCACTTAAATTATTTCTATTCTTAATTTTATCTGCTATCGTTAATTGGACTGTGTAATTTGTTACATTAGTTCCAAATGAAGTATCAGTAATCATTAAGTTACCATATGGATAAAACTGAAACTCTCTATTATCAATATCACTAATATCACCATATGTTACGTTTGCTAAACCTGGATGATTGCTCATAATTGTCTTAAAGTAATTTAAGATATTATAATAAAGAGTATAATTAACACCACTATTATGTACTAAGGCTTGAGACATATTTATTATAAGTTTATACCAGCAAAGTATTGTGAACTTTGGTCAGGATAGATTTGAGTTGCGTTACCAATTGATTGTAAGTATTGAGGAATTTGTACTGCGTACGCAATAAGATAGTTTTGTAATCTTAATGCGTAGTAATCAGCATTCGCCTGTGTTTGTTGTTTTAAATAATCTATTTCATTCTTAGATGGTGCAGTACCTTGCTCTGTTGCTTGTTTAACTGCTCCATTAGATTTAAATTGAATTGAACTAAATGGAATATATTCTACACAAGCATACCATAACAAAGTATATTTTATATGGTCATTTAAAAGGTCTTGATAATAAATTGATAATGTATCAATATCATTTGCAATTATATGTGCTTGTAAATAATCAAATAATATAGTACCTAATAAATTCTTTAAGTATTTATCTTGTGATGTTCTAACAAATGGTAATAAAGCATCTGCATCTATTGCTCCTTGCAATGGTGAGTTCTTTATGATATCATTTCTAGTTATAAATAATGCGTATGGTGTGCTCATATCTTAGTGTTGTTTAAATATTTCATATTCTTTTCTGAAAAATGATGAACTTAATGAAACAGGTGGAGTAACATCAGTTGCTATATCCATTTGTTCTTCATTGTTATCTGTTGTAGAAGGATTTTCCATTTCTTTATTTGTTTCTTCTGCTACATCAGTAATAGTTTGTTTAGTATCATCTGCTTGTTGAGATAATAAAGCCAATGGAGTTAATTGGTCGAAGTATAATTGAGTATCACTATATCCACCTTCTAATAAAACTTCTTCTAATCTATTTAAAATTAAATTCTGATATGGAGAAATTGTCATTGTTTGTAAGATACTAAATGCAGTTAACATTTCTTCTGATTGAGAACTAAATCCAGTTCCTTTTTCTGTTCTGATACCAAATAATAAAGGAGATGTTACTCTATGTGCTACTAAGATTTGTCCTTGCGCGTAATTAGCAACATATTCAAACTTCTCATGTAGGTTATCAATCTGTATTACATCGATTGTCGGCTTCGTAGTTGGGTCATCGTTGAACGTTGTAATGAATCTACCTGCATTGCGAGTACCGGTAAATTTAGCCCCTATTAACCCCTCTATCGTTTGTCTTTCTTCAGGTGCTGGAACTCCATTATTAAAGTTAACCATAACCATTGGTAAGAAACCATTTTGGATATTGTTTATATGTAAATTACTTAATTCAGCTTCTACTTCACTAAATTGTAAAGCTGGAAACCAATCTGGTAATGAATAATAGAAATGTCCTGGTGAATAATTCTTAATATATAATAATTCAGTTTGTTCGTTAGATGTTCCAAATGCTGGAATCTTTTTTTTACTTCTTTGTGCTTTAGTATCAAACCAATCTGTACAATAAAAATAATTTTCTATTTTAGGTATACCTCTTAACTTCTCTGCTCTAAAATTCTGAACAGGAGCGTGGTAGAACTTAATTACTTTAGTATGTTCTTTATTCCAAACTACTTGCATTGCACCATTACCAAACAATTTTAAATCAAATACTAATTTCTTTAATTCTTCTTGTGGTAATAATTTCTTTAATGTATCACCAAATGCTTCGTTCTTAGTATACATTCCTTTTCCGTAAATTAAATCTGATATACCTTCAATACATGCAGCGTTTGTTACTGATGTATTATAAGCTGCATTTAACATAAAGAAAAAATCATCTGTATGTTTTAGACCAACTTGAACCCATTGAGTTCTACTCTTAACATCTTCGTTCACATAAGGAACATCTTGCTGAGCTAAGTTTACTATTGAAAAATTCTGTTTAAATTTATTGTCCATATTATATTATTGTATAATGTATTCGTTTGTACTTTCATGCGAAATATACTGAGTGATTTGTGTTTCGTAATCTGATTTATCAACTGATTGTGATTGGTAAACTTGTATACTACCATGCCATATAGGTTCTGAACTACCGCTATTAAATAATCTTGCTCTATATTCACCACTTACAATTGATGTACTAATACTTGCAGTAAATGCAAATAAGTTTTCATATGGAGTAAATGATGCTGATATAAGAGATGCAGTAGTATCTGTTAACAAATACATATCAGTCAAACTCATTGTGAATTGGTTTGAAGATGTATCCTGTGTTCTTATTGTGTATGAATTACTCTGTGAAATGTAATAAGATAGCATTTAGGTTGTATTGATTATGTATATAGATAACAAATAGTGAATTAATTTTACTTACTATAATATACGACAAAAAAAATACCCTACCAAATTAATGATAGAGTATTTAATATCTTAGTGTTTATACTGAATTAGTTATAAACGATAGTTGGTTGAGAAGTTAATCCTGCAAAAGGATTAGTTGTTGTAGAGCCACTTAAGAATGCTGCTGGTAATTGTTCCATACCTGTCAAAGTTACTGAATAACCATAAAGGTCACCCAATGCTCCACCTGTTTGAATTGTACCTGCAGTAACATCTGCACCTAAATGTTCACCAACTAACAATGCATCACCGTTGTTTGTCCAAGCGATAATTTGAGGTCTTCCGTATGCCATCAACTTTAATTGAGTAGTCATTTCGTTAGTTAACTTCTTTAAATTAAGCGTTAAAGCTTGAGAGAAAAAAGTTGTACCATTAGTTCTTGAAGTAGTTACAGTTTCAGTATATGCACTTGAACCTTTCAATTGATAGTAGTAAACAGTACTTCCAGAAGGTAAAGCGGTTACTTCACCATTTGCGTTTTTTGTAAAAGAGCCAGTTGAATAGTTAACAAAGTATACACCTTGCAAACCACCAATACTTTCTTTACAAACTTCTTGTCTACCCTGAGATAAATTACAAGCCATAATATTGTGTTTTTATTTTTGTTAGTTAAAATTAGTTGGTGGGTTTCTGTTCTACGATACTCCCCACCGACCAATCAGTTATATTTAGTATGCTCCGTAGTAAACTACATCACTTAAGATACCAACTTGAGTTCCTGCTGTATATCTCATGATAATTCTGAAGTTTTGAGAACCATCGATATCACTCATATCTAATACCTTAACCTCATTATAATCACTTAAAAGCCCGGTGCCAAAGAACATATTTGATTTTTGAGCTGCAACTACTTTAGAGTCACTCATACCAGGACAAAGAACGATTTCAATTCCGTTGAAATTGAAAGGTTTATCACCAACGTTCATTTGATTGTTCCAACCATTTGCACCTACTGCTCCACCTGCCAACGCTTGTTGGTAAGCTTTTGCTACGTTTGTTGGTACATAAAGTAAAAGGTCTTCTTTACCATAAACTGTGTTAGGAATAGTTGCTACTACGTTATTCAATACTGAAATTACGTTAGATGAATCGATTGAACCAGAGATAACTGTTGAACCACTCTTTGCAGAGATAACACCATCAGCTGCTGCTACTGAAGCAGATAAAGTTGTTTGGAAACCACCGAATTGACCATTAGTTGCGTTAACACCTTGCCAAATAGAGATTTCAGTTGCTTGTGCAACGTTTCCACCTACATAAGAGATTAAATAATCTGTGAAAGATTTAGGAATCTCATCAAATGCAGAGTATCCTAATTGTAATGCTTCCCAAGATTGTACGAAGTTTTGCTTACATAATTGTAAGTTAACTTGTAATTCTTTTGGAGTGATTAATCTTTCAGTTAATGCTACTGAACCTGAAGTTGTGAAGTCACAAGATGCATCGTTAACGATGTTTGCAACTGCGATTTTTTGGATTACTTCTCTGTACTTCACGTTTGGCATGATAGTTACATATTTGTTATCCAAAGTTTTAGCACTTAATAATGCTGCTGCGATGTACTGACCAGCGAACTCACCTGCGTAGGTAGTTGTTATTACTGGTTGTTCTCCCGCGAACTTTTGTAATTTTTTCATTTGTAATGATTTTTTTAATTTAATTAATTGTATAATTTTGATAAGAAACTATTTTGTGAGTTTCCTATTTTGTTAGTTGTTGGTTTGTGTACACCACTAAGGTTTACTTTAGAAAGAGTTTCATCAACTGGAGCACCATCTAATTTAGGTACTTTGATTTCTTCTTCTTTAGCATCTTTAATATCTGCTATTTCTTCTTTCTTTTCAGCAATCTTTTCTACTAATCCAGCATACATTTTTTCTAATTCTGTAATTCTGTAAGTTAAAGCGATTAATGGGTCTTTCTTATCATCGGTATCTGTTCCAACTCTATTTCTAGGGTCTTCATCAGTTGTGTTTGGTAAAGATTTAGCTTCTTCTGAAGTAATTCCTTTTGGAGCTTCAACATAATCTTTAGCCATTGCTACATCACCTTCACCTTCCATTGCTACATCACCTTCACCTTCCATTTCTGTTTCAGTTTCAGGATGTTCTTCTTCAACGTTTTCTCTTTCTGTGATTTTACCATCTTTAGTTACAATTCTGATAACGACTTCATTACCTTCTGAATCTTTTAAAGAAATTTCGTGTTCTCCGTCCGGTGCTGGAGATTTAGTTCCATCTTCTGAAACCACTTCTACATCTTCACCTAAGTCAAATGTTTTAGATTGTAAGATTGTTCCTTCTACTGTTTTAGCATCTGTGAATTCTAAAATTGTTGTTTCTGATAAAGATAACATTTTAGCTATTCTGCTTAATACGCTTTTTGAGTTCATATTGTGTTTGATTTAATATAGATAACAATTGATAATTTTTTTTTTTAATTTAGTCTGTTATCCGGGTTAAGTAAATTATTATATTCTTTGTACAATTCTTTGTTTTTATATTCCAAATACCTTGTCAATGCTAACAAGTATGCGTTTTCGTGCTTCAAATCCTCATTTTCTTCTTCACATAACTCTAACATAACTTCTAATAAAATGGTATCTTCGTTCATAGTTATGCGTTTGAGCCTGATGTTGCTTCTAAAGAGCCATCTATTGTAAATGCGATTACTTCCCATCTATCTGCAAATGATTGTTCATCTACAAATGTTTCTACTTTAGTTTCACCACTTTCTAAATATGTTATTGTATAATTCATAATATTTTATTTTTAATAAGTTCCACAACTACCTGTGTAATAGCCTGATATTGTTAATGCTGTTGATGTTCCTGTTAATGCGTATTGTCTTACACATACTGCTTCTGCTACTGATGAAGTATATGCTGTATTATTAGAACAACTAATGTAGTTATGCGCTACTGCGTTAATATCATAAGTTGCACATTTGTTAAGCCATGGTTGATTACCCCAGTTATTCCATGTCGAATTGTATTTAGTTTGGTCTCTTAAAATAAATCCTCTATAATTTGCCAATATACCAGTTCCGTAGAATGTAGAACATTGTGATGATATACTACCATTACATGCAGTAGTTGTCCACTCATCTGTAAAATAACCACTTGTAGTATTAATACTGATTACCTGCCCAGCTAAACCGAATGATGCTGATGTAGTTCCATTAACACTTTTTGTACTCATAGGTGATTGTTGTCTACCCGCAAATGATGCAGTTGCATACTGAGCGTTAGGACAATATAAATAACCATTGATACTGAATGATGAAGTACTTGTATTAATACATCTTACTATCCAATCAGGTATACTAACATCAACAATACTTCTAACATTATAGTAAGTATAACCAGCCTCTTGTACAGGTCCACCTGTTTGAGGTTGATAATTATATGCAGCTGTTGCTAAGAATATTCCCATATTATACTAAGTTTTGTGCTCCTACCGAATAAATAGTTGTATTATTTACTGTTATAAAAGAAATTAAATCTACTGCGTTTGCTACTTTACTACCCGTATAAGCAGAACCCGTTGGAAACTTAAATGATGATGCCCAAACAATACTTCCGCTCAATACTGATGCTTGTGTTACTAATAAGTTTGCAGTTTGACCTGGTGTTATATTAGATGCAGTTATGTATGTGTTAGAACCGGATACTAATGTTAATGTATATATACTTCCCTTACTAAAATCTATTGATGCTGTATTTGAACTAATTGTTAATGCTACCGGCGGTGTTGCTACACTACCAGTTATAGTTAAACTACCTGTTATAATTTGAGAACCTGTTAATGAGTTACTACCTGTTGTTGCGAATGAAGAAGTATTAATTGTTGGAATTGCATTAATTCTACTATTTACACTTGCACTAAATGTTGCTAAACTTCCAGTTAATTCTGTAAAGATTGCACTACCCGTTACACCTAATCCTCTTACGAATTGTGGTGAAGGTATTGTTACACCATCGTTAGGTCCCATTGTTAACCATGTAGAATTACTAAGTGTAGTATTATCCCAATCTTGTAAATATATTCCATTTGCATCAGCTGATAAATGTACTTCATTATCAATTGCATCAACAGCGTATACTGCTGATATATCAGCTATACTACTTCCAGTAGTTATTGCGGCAGTAATTGTTGATGAGGGCCGGTCAAAGATATATTTCCATTACCAACAGATGCGTTCTGTGTTCCATTAGTTGTTGCTCTGGTAATTGTTATACTAGTTGGTACAATTACCACTTGCGCGGCTCTGCCAGTAGAACCTGCAGTACTGCCAGATATAGTTAATTTAGCTATACCTGCTGAAGATGATACCGATGAAGAAATAAATACTTGTCCATTAACAACTATATCTGATGTATTTGAAGATGAAATATAAAGATTTCCTTCTATTGATTGATTACCAACAAATGTATTACTACCCGTTGTTGCAAAACTACCCGTTTGATTTATATTAACAAATGAAGATGTTGCTACTGCAGTTGGTTGATTACTACCATTACCTACCCATGTATATCCTGTTTGAATATTTGGTAAGAATGCTGGTCCTGCATTTAATATTAATCCTCTACCACTTCCACCTGCACCTTCTTTTGTTACAATACCTAATGGTTGAACAATTGATACACTACCGGATGGACGAGATGAACTCCATCCACCACCTTCTGCTACATATATTGTTGTTCCTGCTGCATATCCTGTTGTTGTTACACCGGTAATTAAACCTAATGTAAGTGCTGTTGTATTTGTATTTGTTACACCCGTTGATTTTGCAATATATATTACAGGCATTTTTGCAGGATTACTTGCATCTGCTTTGAATACTATTGGTCTTGTACCACTACTACCATTTACATATAAAGGGTCACCTAATGTAATATCTTCACCATATCTAACATCTTCTAATAAACTATGTATATCATCAAATGCTAATGTACCTACTCCATCAGTTAAAATAAATTGTCCTGCTGTTCCATCAGTAGTTGGATATTTTAATCCACTTGCAGTTAAACTACCGGTGATATTTACATTACCATTAATAATTTGAGAACCGCTAAATGTATTACTTCCAGTTGTTGCAAATGAACCGGTATATATTGCACTACCCGTTGCTGCAATTATTCTACTATCAAATGAAGAACTATCATTTTTGTATTCAGAGCCAGAGAATGTTTGTAGTAAACCTATTGAAGAACTATTAGTTGCAATACTACTACTCAATGTATTATTAAGTGTAGATTGAGATGAACTATAATTAGTTAAAGCTGTTGATGCTGTTAAAGCATTTGCAGTAATCTGATAACTTTGTGTAAAATCAGTTTGTGCAATTGAAGAACTTAAATTAGTTAAATTTACACTTTGAGTTGTATCTGTGAAATATAAAGATTGTGATAATGCTGTTACATTTGCAGAACTTCCTGTGATAGAAGCTGCTACTGATGCTGAATATAAAGTTACATTACCTATACCACTAATTGTTGATGAACTTATATCACCACTTACTTTCAAACTTCCCGTTACTTCTGCACTACCAGTCATTATTACTCTACCAACTAGGGTTTGAGTATCTATATTTGCTTCATCTCCTAATATGTTAGAACCTGATGAATAAATTACTGATGATGATTGATATGTTACATTTAAGAATGCCACACTTGCAGTACCACTAACGTTTACATTTACGAAACTTTGAGTTCCACTAAATGAATTGTTAACATTAGTATATGCTGTTGATGCAGTTAATGCAGTTAAAGAATTTATATTTGCACTTTGTGTTGTATCTGTGAAATATAAACTTTGTGATAACGCAGTAGTTGCATTAGATGCTGTTAATGCATTTGCAGTAATCTGAAATGATTGTGTTGCATTTACTTGATATGCACTTGCACTATTTGCTGATGAAGTTGCGAATGATGCACTTATTTGTTGTGATTGAGATACATCAACCTGATATGCCGATGCACTATAAGAACTTGCACTTTGAAATGCTCCCCATGCTGATGCAGAAGCCTGTGTAATATTAACACTCTGAGTTGTATCTGTAAAAAATAAACTTTGAGATAATGCCGTTGTTGCGTTTGAAGCAGTTAAAGCGTTTGCTGTAATCTGAAAACTCTGAGTTGCATTTACTTGATATGCCGATGCACTATTATTAGTTATATTCGTACTCTGAGTTGCATCTGTTAAATAAATAGATGAACTTAATGTATTAATTGAAGCTGTTACTGATGCCGTAGTTGCAAATATATTGTATGCTACTATCTGAGCTGATGAACTAACTGTTCCTGCTGGTATAGATGAACTTGCAAATGCATTAATTCTACTATCAAACGAACTACTATCTGCTTTATATTGAGACCCACTAAACGTTTGTAATAAACCTACTGATGTACTAATACTCGCAGTAAATAAATTTGTTGATTGAGTATACGCGTTAAATGATGCAGTAGTTGCAAAGCTTCCTGTATATATTGTACTACCCGTTGCTGCTGTTATTCTACTATCAAACGATGCTGAATCTGTTGTGTAAGTATCTTGATTGACAGTATTAGTAATAGTAGCTGCATTATATTGTCTTAATATATCAGGCGTAATTGCTCCAGCGTTATTATTCGGAAACGAACTTACGTTTAATGCTTCTAATTGTTGTTTAGTTAATCCCATATCTTTATGTTATTTTTATTATTATTGTATTGGTATTCCTATATCAAATCCATCAGAGAACCCAATACTAAATGCTCCTCTCAATGCATAATTTTGTGATGATTGTATTACACCGATACCTTGCTCTAACAAAGCGCCATTACAACATTTTCTGCTGTAAGTGTTTGAATGTAAACAAAGACAACTTCTTCTACTATTCTTAGGTGAACTTAAGCCCTGCGTAGGACCAATGTAGATACCACTATTAATAAGTGCTCCAGCTCCTTTACCCCTAATTGTGCTCCAATCTATTGACATCTAAATGTGTTTGTATAGATAACAAATACCTAAACAAAATTTATGAGTGATTAATTTTAGCCATCATCTCATTGTGAATAATAGATTCTAATAAAATTTTATCTTGTCTGAATGCTAATAACAATAAACATTTCTCCAATGGTTGTGTTACTACTTCACTAAACTTAGTAACATCATCATTTGCTAAAGCGACAATTGCTGTATAGCTTCCCCACTTTCTCGCAAAATTTGCTTGATGTTGGGAGGAATCTCCGGATTCGTCTCCAAAGAGTTCAGGATACCGCTCAATAAGTCCATTGACAAATGAGTAAAAAAAAACCATGCTCCAAAGTGAACATCCATTCCTAAATCTAAAAACCAATCATACTCTTCTTCGCCAGTGTAGTTAGCAACCTCATATAACTTACCTACCTTTTTTGTTATTGGACGATAAAGAATTGCCATAACCTTTGACCAGTCCTCTGATATTCCATCTCCTACATATTTACACATATCAATGTATGCACCATATTCTATTTTAGATAAGTTAGGATGAAAACCATACTCAACTCCATTTCTAAAGAATGAACGAACGAGGGGTACATCGGTATTTCCTACAAACTTTACTAAATCAGATTTAATTGTAAGGAATGTTTCAGTATCTAATTTAAACATTATCTCAGGTGTTAAACCACATAAGTGATAGAACATAGTTGCTAATACAGCATCTTGCTCACCTTCGTATTGTTTTAAATCTACTTGCATCTCTAAATACTTTCTTAGAGTTATTGCTGACCAATTGGTCGGTACTACGATTTCAATTTGTTTCTTTGCCATATGTTATGCGTTGTATGTATTGTTTGTAAATGCTTGTTGTATAAAAAATAATTGTTGTGTAAGTTTTTTTACTTTTGATTCTTCGTTATCTAATTTTGCTGACATCGCTATTACATTTGCTCTCATAGTATCGTTATCTGATAATAACTCATTTACTAATTCTATCAATTGTTTAATCTCATCTTCATTAAATACCTATCCGTTTATTTCTATTGTATTCATATTAAAATGCGTTTATTGTGTATTTACCTTTATTAACCGCTTTCAAACTTAATCTCATCATTGCTACATACCTGGCAGCATCTAATAAGTGGTCCATTCCACCTTCAGGCGTATCGGTAGTATAACCATGCTTATCTTGTGCGTATTGGTATCCGTATATTTCGTTAATTAAATTCTGTGAACGTTTTGTTACGTGGATTTTATTATTTTGTAAAACTGATATACCGAATCGTATACTATCTGGTCCTTTCTTAACTGCCTTTGCATTGAAACCTAATCTATATAATTCTTCTACACTACGAGGTTCACTACTATCACAATATATTTCAAATGATTTATCTACACCAATTTTATTTAACCTATCACCAATATCTTTTAATACTAATCCTTTTTCATATAAAACTTCTTCTAAGTAAATGTTTGTTCCATTTTTAAATACTCCAACAACAGCAGTAGGGTCAGCGGAATATCCCCAATCTAAACCAAACGCAACAAATTCTCCCTCTACTTCATCTACTATTTCAAATTGATAAACTGAACGTTCATTGGGAGCAAATTCACCTTTACCATATATTTTCCAGTATTTAGGATTCTTAATTTCTAATTCTTCAATTGCTTTTATAACTGATTGTTCTAAATAGATGTTATCTCTGTATGTGGTAACGTATCTATCACAATCTTGCATTTGTCTAAGCCAATGATAGGGTGAGATAGTAGGGTTGTATGCGAGTATGATACGTCCAGTAGTTCTGATAGATAATTGAAAATAACTTTCTTCATCAATTTCAGAGGCTTCGTCCACAAACAGAATATTACTTTTGATACCACGTAATTTATCAGCATCATCAGTAGATATAAACTGAATACTACTATCACCAATTTTATAAATCCTATCAGTAATGTTAAAGTTGTTTTCATTCCAAATGTTTAATGATTTTAAAATATCTATAAAGTCTTTCATTACCGTTCTCTTTAATGACGGTATTGTTTTACGGACAATAGTAATTGTTTGTGGTTCTTTAAATGCTTCTGTAATTAGATATTGTAGTATTGCATAAGTTTTACCACTTCTCGTGCCCCCAATGTGCTGAGTAATCCTATGTTGTGCATCTAATAGGTGT